AGTAGTGTACTCCACTATAGAACAAAGCTTTTAAATGGCAAACCAATTCATTTTCCAAGATGTTCCTCAACGGAATCTCGCTACGTTTAACCCGGAGGTCGGGTATGTGGCATTTATTGCTAAATATGGGGCCCAGCTCAATTTCGATACCGTTAGAGTCTTCTTCCTCAATCAGAAGAAGGCCAAGATGGTGCTCAGTAAGACGGCACAACCAAGTGTTGATCTTACATTTGGTGGCATCAAATTTACATTGGTTAATAACCATTTTCCCCAATACACAGCAAATCCTGTGCCAGACACTGCCCTCACTCTCCACCGCCTCTCGGGATATTTAGCTAAATGGGTTGCAGATCAATGCAAAACAAACCAGATAAAACTGGCCGAGGCCATGGAAAAAATTGTCATGCCACTTGCTGAAGTAAAAGGTTGTACCTGGACTGAGGGGCTGACTATGTATTTAGGCTTTGCACCAGGCGCAGAAATGTTCCTTGAAACATTTGAGTTCTACCCTTTAGTTATCGACATGCATAGAGTACTAAAAGATGGAATGGATGTCAACTTTATGAGAAAGGTACTCCGCCAACGTTATGGTACATTAACTGCAGAGCAATGGATGACCCAAAAGATAGATGCAGTTCGTGCAGCCTTCAATGCTGTTGGACAATTGAGCTGGGCTAAATCAGGATTCTCACCAGCAGCTAGAACCTTCCTTGCCCAATTTGGTATAAATATCTAAACTTCTAAAAAACCCCACTCCCTCCCTAGTATGGTGTTCCACAACACCATACGCCATTTCTGCAGCATTGTTCATTTATCTTTATTGATTGTTCTATGTGGAGCACACTACTAGC